CTTTCTGTCATAATGTTCGCCCATGTACCATGACCAAAGCGTTGATCCACTAAAACAGATACGTTATATAACTCTTCCGCTGCCAATTTAGCGTCTATAATTTCATTAGCTACTGTTTTAACACCAAATTGATCGGCTAAAGACATTCCATCTTTTTTTGATCTTTTTTTATCTAGTTGTTGTTTTCCATCTAAAAGATCATCAATAGAACCAGCTATTTCAGAAATATCCTTACAAGTGTTGATATTCTCCTTAATGAAATCCACGCTTTTTTTAACAAGCTGGATGCCAGTTACAATATCGCCTAGCAATGTATTTACCTTTTATGAACGCCTAGTTGAATTTAAAGCAGCTATATCCCTCTGAGTTTGTATCCTCTCCTCTGCTATTCTTGTTTTATCATCTAATGCTTCCTTAGAAACATTAATTCTTTCTTTTTCTAATTCAGAATCCTGTTGCTGTCTTGATCTTTCCATATCTTGTCTTTGCTCAAATTCTTTACTCTTTCTTTCTAAATCAGCACCTTTCAATGATAATTCTTGTTTTCTAATTGAAACAAGAGGATCTTCTTGATTTTGAGGTGTAATTGTTTGTGCATATTGCTCTACCATTTGAGCAACTAATTTAGAAGCTACCATATCAATTTGAATTTTCATCTGTTGTTGCATATTTGGATTTTGTTGCATAGCAGCTTGGTTTTGTGGTGGCATAGATGCCATAACTTGCTCTTGAGCTTTTTGTTCAGCCAATATACCTATATGCTCTTGTATATGACCTTGCAACATTCCAACAACATTTGCATTAGCTTGAACAGCTGGTGTGGTTAACATAGCTAAATGTGCTTGAATATGTGCTTGATGATCTTGTGGTGGAAAAGCCTGTAATGGTTGACCTAACAACGCATTCTGGTTTTCTTTAGCTGCATTCAAAGGCATAGGCTGTGGAGGTGGGGGTAATATAGCATCAATATTTGAAACTCCTAATGCTTCATACATATTTCTGTAAGCTGCATATAACCCTTGTGGGCCGCCATGTATTTGTGGATTAGATTGAACTAATTGTAATTGTGTTTGTGCTAATGTCACCCTTTGTGACATAGAGAATATATTTGGATCACTTACAGGCAATATATCAATTTTAGAGTCAAAATCCTGTATCTTTGACATAGGATTAGTACCCATGCTCATATATGGATAAGGCTTTGGATCATTAGCAAATATGTTTGCCAATAACCTAAATTCTATCTTTTGAGAATAATGTAATCTTTTATGGATTGCAGACATAACTTTTGTTCCACGTTCCATAATAGCCATTGTAGTTCCTACAGGTGTTTCTCCACCCATCTCTCCTACCTTCATATCAGCCATAGAGGCGAATCTTCTACCTGCATCAACCAAAGTACCCATTAAATTAAATAGGGTGCCTGAAGGCTCTTTAAATGGCAGTGGCATCAAAGAACTTCGTATATCACCACTTGCAACATCAATATCTCTAAATTCACCCGGTTGTAACGCACTATCTTCATCTCTAATTCTAGCACCTCTTGATTTAAAACCAGCGGGTAAATTAGATAATGTACCTGAATCAATTAATTGTCTTAATATAGATGTAGATGCTTGAGCTAAACCACCTATCATATGTGTTAATCCCAAACCATAGAAACCAAGACCGGGCATAAACTTAAAATGAACAAAATAGTCTTTTTTTCTTTTTAATGGATCTTGCTCTGCATAATTCCTACGTATAGCCAATATCTCATTGGTATCTTCTAAAATAGTAACAACATAGGGTAATTTTAATCCTGTAGGCTCACCATCCTCACCCATATCTTCAAAACCTTCAATATCTAGATCAGTATGAACCTCATAAATCGTTAGTTCTTTTGATGCAGATGAAGGTTGAATACCCTGTATTTCATTAACAGTTTCACTAATTTCATCATATTTTGTTTCATAACCAGAATCAGGTAGGTCTATCTGCTTATAAAAACCATTTAACTGCATTTTAAGGACTTCATTAGAGTCCATTTTAATAACATGAGTTATTCTAGGACTTGTTAGTAAATCAGTAGCTGAATAAGGTACAACTAAGTCCTCTGCATGAATAAACTTACTTACTGCACGTTGTAATAAAGGATCAGAATAAACTTTTTTAAATGTAGACCCTACAATCGGTAAATAAAATAACATTTGATCCAGTTCTGGATCATATTCTTCCATTTCATACGTAATTTGGTAGTTCATATACTCTTTTATACGTTCTGCCTGTCTTTCTAACTCTGGATTAGATGTTCCTAGTATATGAGTTCTAACCGGCCCACCCGCGGGCAACATTTCTCTATAAGCTTGTGCTTGAAACTGCGTTACAGCTTCAGCTAATAATGGATGAATAACACCAGAAGCACCCTCAAAAGGCTGTGCTCTCTCTTCATAGTTCATCCCTAATAATTCTAGACCTTTTTTATAAGATTCTTCCCAATCTTTTCTTGATGCTGTGTCATCATCAATATCACTAACTAACTCTGATGCAATGCCAGTTAATACGCTATCATCCATAGCTTCTGCAATATTACCATCAAAAGGAATATTTATTTCTAATGTTTCTTCTTGAATTTCTCCAACAATAGCACTGCCATCTTCCAGTTCTGTAACATTTGGCGTTATATTCGCTTCATTCACATCAACCATAGCTTCTGTGAGTTCTTTAGAAGGAACATTAATGTTTTCTGGTAGACCACCGGGGCCGGTTTGAGGTTCTATTGCCATAATTTTATCTCCTTAGTGAGGTAGGGGCGGCTCAACTGTGGTAGGGAGGGAAATATCCACAGGAACTACTTTGCAAAAGACCCCTACCTCAACTTTATATTCTAAACAAAACATTATCTAACACCAACAAATTTAGTTCCTCTAAGGGCAGCTCCTCCACCTCTTGATGTCGTAGTTGTTTTTTTCTTAGCTACTCTTTTTTTAGGTTTTGCTTTTACTTCACCACCTTTTTTAAATTTTTGAGGTCTTTCCTTCATTTCCCCAATCATTCTTTTAATTCTCTGTCTATCTGCATTAGAAAGAGTTTTGCCAGACTCACCTAAAAAATCCATTATATTCATTGGTGCATTTTTCATACTGCCGATTATTTGCCTAATCATTTCTCTGTCTTTATCAGAAATGGTTTTGCCAGCTTCACCTAAAATAGCTTGAGCTATATCAGTAGCTCCACCCTGTTCCATTTTTCTTAGCATTTTAAAATCTTCACCAGATATTTTACCATCTTTATTTTTATCTAATTTCTTTTGATTACCTTTTAACATATTATTCTCCTTAATAATATTCAAATTTTGAACGATATATTCGTTCCTCTTCTTCATAGTCATCAGGTGTTACAATAAAACCACCTTGTCTAAAACGCAGTATAGCTTGTGTCATACTATCTGCCAAGTCATCATGTTCACCATTAGGAAAAGATGCACATTCCTCTACAACTTCCTCTGCAAAATTACTATCGGGTCTATACACCATACCACTTTCAAACACAGGAGCACAAGCATTCATTCTAGTAAATTTATCAGAACCTCTACTTGGCGTAAATGGTGTAACAGCAATACCCATACGAATTAACTCTTGTGTTAAAGGTGTACCAGTAGCTTTTTGCTCAATTAAAATCATATCAGGTTGATAAATTTCTTCTAATTCCTGTGCTTTTTGTTTTAATTGTGGAAAATCCCACCTACCTCTTACAGCATCCAGTAAAATAATACATTCACCCTCACCATCTTCAGGCTCAAATATACCCCATGTTGTAATCGCACTATAATCAGCACGATCTGATTTGCTAAAGGCTGTATCATAACTTTGTATCACATAAGAACAAGTGGGTGGGTCATCACTTTCCCAGATCTTCCACCATTCTCGTTTAATAATAGCACCTTCTTCTGCTGTAGGATTCTGCATATACTGTGCATTCCATTTAGGAATAGGAATAGATGCTTTTACACCCTCTAATTCATCTAAACTCCAAAATTCAGGCCATAAAGGTTTACCAGATGGCATAATAGCTGGGAACTCTACAACTTCCCACTTATCAGCACTCATTTCTGTCTGTTTATGCAATACTTTCGCAGTTAAATCCCTAATACTCCAACGAGTCATTACAATAATTAATGAACCACCGGGCTGAAGTCGTTGCCTTGGGCCGGAAGTATACCACTCATAGATATTATCTAAAGCAGTTGAACTCAAGGCATCTTGTTCAGATACTGGATCGTCAATAATGCAAAGGTCAGCCCCACGCCCAGCAAGAGCACCACCGACACCCACAGCATAATACTCGCCACCACTGGAAGTAGACCATCTGCCAGAAGCTTTTGCATCCGCAGCGAGTCGAACTTCGGGGAATATCTCTCTAAATTCTCCTGAATCAATAAGATTCTTTACCTTTCTTCCAAACCCCACAGCCAATTCTGCTGTATGCGTTGCTTGAATAATTTTCTTAGTGGGATCCCTCCCCATAAGCCAAGCTGGGAATAAGTAAGAAGCAAACTCTGATTTAGTGTGTCTTGGTGGCATATTAATGATAAGTCTTTTGATTTTACCATCTGCTACATCCTGTAATTTTTGTGCGTAAATTTTGTGATGACTACCTTGTATGAAATTAGGCCAAACAAACTTAACAAAATCCAAAAAACTTTTTTCTCTCTGGTGCCTAGAGTCAAGCGTATTTAAACGATCAACTAAAGGAGCTATCTTTGCTAGTTCTTCGTCTGTGAAATATTGGCTGAAATCCTCAATTTTGTTCATTACATCATTGATGCTAGAAAGGTATCAATTGCTTTATTCATTCCAGCTGTCACTTCCCCACCTTCGTTCATTTTAATAGATGCAGTTAAAGTTGACATATCTTTAACTTTAGGAGTTTTAGAAAGAGGTCTTTTATCTATGTCCATAGCAAGAAATTTACTAATAACATCTCCATTACTAGGCATACCACCCATATTCATATTTGCAGTATCTGTTTGTTGATCAGGAACCTTAAAAGTTTCTAATTCACTTATGGGTTTACCTGAATCTCTAAAAGGACTATCTTCTTTAGGATTTAAGAAGATGATAGGCATACCAAGGTGATCTCTCTGACTGTTGTTAGAACCTCCACCTGAGGGAGGTAAGTTTGTTCCTGCAAAAGGGTTGTCTCCCTGCTCACCCGGTAAAAATGGAGGTAGTTGTTGATTGTCATTTGGTGGTAAATTATTAACACCCTCTACTCCTTGCTCACCCGGTAAAAAAGGAGGTGGTTGTTGACCCAAGGGTATAGGATCCATGTTAAATAAAGTTCCGGGGTCTGGTTCACCGGGGTCTGGTGGAGTTCCGGGGTCTGGTATTGGTTCATCTGGTATTGGTTCAATGGGTCTCTGCCCTCGTGCTTCGTTTACAAATCCTTTTTCTTGCACTAAAGGATTATACTCTCCTTTGTAAATTTGAAGAGCCTCTCCGGCGGATACTTTACCATCATTATTAATATCATAATTAGGATTGTAATCCATAAGACCCACATTCATACTTAAAGCCTGTTTAGCCAGTGCTTCAAAATCAGGCGTTTCATAAGTCGGTACTTCTGAACTACCATCACCTTCACCAGTGCCTGTATCACCTGGATCTGGTGTTACTATAGGCATTGGGATGTTAGTATCATCTTCAAAAGGATTTTCATTATCTCTAATCGTCATATCGCTTGCATCAGGAAATGAAAAATCTGTAAACATATCTGGGTTATAAACAACACTAGATTCTATCGGTGAAAAAGTTCCCATACCCTCTGATGATACAGGTGAATCAACAACAGTTCTAGCAATAATATCTTCCATTGGCTCGGTATTAGTATACAAATCTTTGAAGTTAAATAGTGTTTTTGGTGTTGTTTCATCACCCCCATTGTCATCACTGTCATCACCATCTCCAGTAGAGTCATCATCAACAGAGTCATCTACAGAACTATCACCACCATTATTATCAAAAACATTAGATTCAGTTATTTGATCAAAAGTATTGCCAAAAAGATTACTGGTATTACCCTCGGAATCTTGTCCAGTTAAATATTCATTTAAAGTATTCGTTAAGTCAGTACCACTTAAATTTACGGAACCATCTTTTTTATTGAAAAATCCTGAAGGATCGAAATCAATATCTTCATAATTTATTTTACCAGTAAGATAATCTAAAATTTGTTTATAATTAGGTAATTTATCTTGTTGAGAATACAAAAATTGGTTTAAACCTCCTGAACTTTCAACAGCATTGAAAAAAGGTTCAAGATTAATTTGATTTGAAGCAGGATTTGTAAATTCAAGACCACCTATGTTAAAAGAATCTCCAGTTAAATGATTTTGTATAGATTCTTCACTTACTACTCCATCTTCGTTTTTTTCAAAAGGGTCTTCGTCACTATCTGTAGCAACATATCCTGTTTCTGTTTTTGTCAAAGCAGGTTGTACAAAATTTGCGCCGGATCCAGTTATATTTCCAATTCTATTACCTTCCTCATCAACAGAATAATATTGACTTAATGCTTCGTTTCCACGAACTATATTATAAGATCCTACAGGTATACTCTCTCCTGTTCCAGAAACATCTACAAAAGTTTGACCATTAGGTGCTGTGTAAAAAATATCATTATCAGACTTATCATCTTTTTTTTGTTCTATAGCCATAGCTTCTGTTGTTTCAGGGTCATAACCTAAAACACCTGACACATCATATTTACTAGGATCATCTACCTGAAAACGCACATTTTCACCATTTCTGTCTTTTGAAATACCACTTACAAGCTGTAAATCACTTAAACTTTTACCATAATATCCCGGCCCTAAACCTTCAAATTCCTTATCGTCATAATCATAATTAAAAACTCTACCTGTTTCTGGGTCTTTAAAATATAATCTTTCAACTGTGCCCGTAGCTCCACCAAGATCTTTAATAACATCTTGAATTGTTTGATAACCTTGGCCTTGACCTTGACTACCAATATAACTAAAAACTTTCATAGGTTCATCTTCAACTTCTGTGGCAGTTTCATTAACTAAACTTTCTGGTGGTAAATTACTTCCTGCAAAAGGACTATCTCCTTGTTGACCCGGTAAAAACGCGGGTGCTTGTTGACTATCACCACCTTGAGCTTCCATATTTTCATATTTATCTACAATAGCCTTTACTTCTGCTTGATAATCGGGGTTATTGCCATCAACCACTCCATTTACAGCATATTTATTCATAACAGCCATAATTTCGTTAATTCTATCTGGATTTACAATACCACCTAAATTATAACCTTGTAAATTTTGAAATTTATTTTGAAAGAATGAACCTAAACTATTCCCAAAAGGACTACTCGCAAAGGTATTAATATCATTTGGCTTAACATCACTTGTTCTTACAAAATTCTGAAAAGGGTTAAAAACAGTAGATTCATTGATGAATTGTGAATCATTAGGATTGTAAACACCAAACTGTCTTGTACCTGTTGGTACACCACCAAAACCGATTTGTGGCATTGATCCAAGTCCTGTGTTTTGATTCTGAAAAGAAACATCAGGAAAAGTAGATTTTGTTAGTTGATCAACTTGCTGTGTAAATTCATCTAACTTTTTTTTTATATCACTATCATTCTCTTGCATATAACTTCTGTGAATTTGTTTCGTTAAAGGATATAATAGACGTTGAATATTATCACCACTACTCATACCCATATTCTGCATCATTCCCAAATTAGAAGCGTTAATCGCACCACCTTGGTTTTTGTTAACGATCTGTCTACCCCTCTCAAGTTTAGCAATAGCGTCTGTCACAGAACCACCATTGCTAAGACCTAATAATTCCTTAACTTCAGGAGTAAAAACATAACGTGGTGCTCCTGTAACACCCATTGCTGATTCTATAGGACTCATACCTTCAGGTGGTTTCTTTATATTAAGTCTAATCTGTGCATCCATAAAAGGGTTTTTTATTATTAAATTCTTTAATTCATCATAAAAATCTTTTTGTAATCCAAATTTCCTACCCATCACATTATCACTCACACGTTCTTTAGGCTGTGGTGGCATTGTGCCCAATAGACTAGATCTTGTTGCTTCATTCATAAATTCAGGTGATTGTTGTATTATCTCTAAAGCTTTAAGTAATTGAGAAACATCTTCATCATTAGCTTTAGCTTCTCTAAATGTACTAAACATTTCTTGCAATTTTTGTTGAGGATTAGCTGATTCAGCTATTATTGCTTTCAATTTCTCAACCATAGGATTACCACCTTCGGTCATGCCTAAAATTCTTGGTCTATAAATTCCTAAATCACCCATTAAACCACGAATTTTACCTACTATATTTTCTCTATTGTTCAAACTTTCATTTAATTCTTTAATCCTACTAGCTAAATTAGATGCTTCTTCTTTAACATTTCCAATATTTCTCAAACCTGATTGATATAAACTTTCAATTTTCTCACCAAGACCCATTGGCTTTACACCCTCTGTAAGACCTTCGGGTAGATTAGGTTGATCTCCAGAAACATTAGTTAATTTTTCTAATCGATCTTGTATTACGTCTACAATATTACCTTCTTCTACAATAGGAGCCATATTATTTTTAAGTAAATCTTGCATCTGAAAAGAATCTGGATAAGCTCCAACATCTTCATACTTCATTTTTTCAAGATCTGTTATAATTTGTTCAATGTTTGAAGTTGGAGCTTTACTTTGATCTGCTTCCATCTGTCTTTGCTGTGCCATCATTTCTAATAATTTTTCTGGCCCAGCTCTTTCTGAAACATCTCTTCGATAATTTTCTCTTTCTATCTCTTTCTTAATTTGTTCTAGCCGATTTGCAAAAGCTTCACTGTCTTTGTTAGCTCCTTGAACATCAAACTCATTACCAAATTTAGGCGTATCTCTTCGACTTTGCTGTGCTTGCCTTAGTAAATCTGCTACAGAATCACGCTTTCTCATTGCAGATGTAGGTGCTGTTTCCCCTTGAGCTTGGATTTCTAATAATCTTTCTGGCCCAGCCCTTCTTAAAACATCTCTTCTATAACCTTCTTTCATAGCATCAGGTATATTAGTGACATTTGCTTTTTCTGTTTGTGTTTGACCTTCTATAGGTTCATTTTCATATCTGGTCGTATAAATTTCATCTACACCATCACCATTTCTATCAAATGGAAATGTCTTTAAACCTTTAGCTCTAGCTTCTGCAAAAGCTCTTTCAAAAGCTCCTAGGGAACCTGAACCCCCTTGCTGACCCCCTCCACCACGAAAAAGACCACCAATTCCTTTTAATAAATTCTGTATAAACCCTACAAGACCACCTTCATTCATGTGCATAGGCATAGGAGGTATCATAGATTGGTTCTGAATATTACTCAACATCATGCTAAAGTTACTTCTCGCCATAGGATCCGTATTTAACATGGATCCTAACCCCTTGCCCATAGGACTTGGTGGCATTGGTGGCATTGGAGCACCCATTGGAGGAGCCATAGGAGGAGGTGCCCCCAAGGGAGGAGGAGCACCAGTTTGAGGAGGTGTAGGAGGAATAGGAGGAATCATACAATCAATCCTTTTTTTACAAAAATTGATTTATCTTAGTATAAAATTAAAATTTTGACAACACATTATCTAATTCTTGCTTAGATTGTTTCAAAATTTTTTCCAAACGAGCCGAATCTACGCTACCAATCCCTATAATTTTATCAATTTCGTTCCTCAAAGCCTTCATTCTAGTCAAATCAAAGGGAGAAAAGTCCATTTCTGGCTTTTCGCCACTGGAAATAGCTGTTAAATGCTCAATCGCAAGCTCAATAGCAATAGGAACCTTCTTTTGATTGGAAATATAGAAGCTATACATCCTTAAACTAATCCCTAAAAGGTCTGCCATCTTCTCTTGCGTAATATTTAACAGGTTTCTAGCCTTTTCAATCGCAGAACCATCCATTTTGCTATAAGAATGTCGTTTCATTACGTATCTTCTTTCAAAATTATCTCCTGACATAGTGGTTTTATGTGATAAACACTAGGATTTCTAAACAAAATGTTCGCTTGTCTTACAGCAACAGCTAAACAAGTGTTGGAATTATCGTGAAACTCCCAGTTTCTAGACACAACCATGCAACTTTCGGCATAAACACTCGAACAAATCAGTATAATAGGCATCCACATACCCTTAATTAGCAATCATTTCACATTTTGTCAAATATTTTGTGATTGTTTGTGGAAAACTTGGTAAAACCTACTGCCTCGCTTGCTTGCATATTGGGGGGCTGCCCCCTAACCCAAAAACCCGACCGAGAAACCTGCCAGATTCTTAGGGTACCTGCAACTACCTGTGAACAATTGTTCGGACTGTAGCCCCGCTCATTATTGAGCATTGCCCTATCAAGGTGTAATCATTGCATAAAAAAAGGGGCGTTCGCCCCTTTTCTGTGATTTATGTATGATCTATGTCATGTTCTATGAGTTAGCTTATGTACAGTATCATAATCTAACCCAGAAAAAATAGATGCTAAGCCAATTTCATCATCTGATTTTAAAGCTAATGTATTGCCACTATTTACAATAGTTTTCTTTTGCCAAATATCATTTATCCCATAACCATTTAAATCATAAGCACCATTAGAAGCACCATATGGGTTGTCGTAGCATTGCTGATTATGAGTAGTAATAGCAGACTGACCATTGATACCCATAGCTTGCAATCTTTGTCTTAACTCGGATATTTTACGTCTTACACTATTTGGTGTATTGAAACCACAATTTCGCATGATTAACTCAGTAGTGATATTTTTATGAGTAAATAAAAGCTCATATAATGGCTTACCTTTATCATTGGCTCTAGCGTTGGGGAATAATTGATCGGGCGTTAAAGCTTCAATATCATCAAATACAATAGTAGGACTATTTCTAGTCTCAATTCTATTAACCATAGTATGATTAATCATATTAGTAATTAGCTTTACCCATCTAAAAATTTTGAATTGATTTATCTGACCGTGATGCTGTCTAAATTCAATTGTATTCTTTGTATCAATAGGCAAACAATTAATAGCATAAAATTTATTATTATTATGAAATTCAGATAAGCCATCATAAGTAGTTGTTCTTTTCAATATTTCTTTCCAATTAGGATTTACACTTTCTGGATACTTGCAGAAATGGTTATTAATGCCATTACGACTAGGGGCTACAATCTTTTCAACTTCTGAAATATCATCATAATATCTAATAATAAAATCCTGAATTGCTAAGATAGGTAACCTTTTATTACTATCTAATAGATCCAGAACAATTGCTTTATTATTCTCAGCGTTATTTCTATACCAATTTTGCTGAGATATTGTATTAAAAGTTTGTGGATTAACATCGTCTTTTAATGGGTTTAATGAAACGTGAACGTGTAAACCCGTACAAGTGCAAACTTCAGCGTTGATAGCTTTCAAAGCGTTTCTTACATTAGTTAAAAGATTAAATCCTTTACAATCCAAGTTATCCTTTTCATAAACTTGTGGTGAAATATTAATTTCGCAAACAAGATGATTTGAATTATCTTCGCATCTAGTATGATCATACGTAACAAATACTTCTGGAATATTGATAGCGTCTATCAATGGTCGCATTAAACGTCTACTAATCATTTTTCCATTTGGCAAAGTGTTATTTGGTACGATAAATTCAATTTCAATTGATGTTGCTAGGTTTAAGTTTCTATTGTAAGTCATTGTTTTTGCTTCCTTTTTTATTTCGCTAATTTATTACAGGGGCATCCCTTAACTAGAATAATACCAGAAAATACCATATACACAAGGCCTTTTTTAACAATTGTTCAATTTTTTTTTATTATATAGAACAAGGTCTTTTTTTTAGATAAAAAAACAATCAAAAAAAAACGGGAATAAACAGGAAAAAAAACGGGAATAACTCGAACAATTGTTCGGTTTTATTCAATTTCATTTTTTCTAATTTTTTCTTTTAAAAAAAATCTAGTTTTTTTCTTTTGAATTTTTCTGAGTTTTTTTTGCCAATTTTTCGAAGTAGAAAAAATTTTGCTTTTTTTTATTTTGAGCATTTTTTTTGTGTGGTGGTTTTTTTGTTGTGGGGTTCGGATTGAGTGAAGCCCGATCCCGAACCCGAACCCCGATTAGTATCCCGATTACATAGCGAACCCGATTACTAATATTGCGTAGATAAGTGCCATTAAGGCAATACTTTGAACGAATGCAAAGAAATATAACATTATAGCCACCTTTGCTTAATAGCGTATCCATCACCATAAAGTTCATGTGACAAGTTATAAACTAGAGCAAAACCCATATCCATATTACAACCCGATATACCTACAGAGTTTGTTTTGTCTTTGTATGTGTACCCAAGCAGTTTGGCTATATTATAAGATTGATTTAATAAATCTTCGCCCGATTTTACTATCACGCTAATGTGTCGATACATTCCAGAAGCTGATACTTGTCTGGTTATTGTGTGGACAGTATCGCCCTTTTTGATTTGGTTTTTTAAAACTTCTTTTATTTCATCCATTAGTTTTCTCCTTTATTTCGCTAATACCATAAATTACCATATATATTATATAGTGTCAAACACTTTTTCTACAAAAAATAAAAAAATAAAAACCGAACAATTGTGCGTGTTATGTGTGTGGAGGGATTTCAATTAGAGGCTCAGCTGGGGAGGAACCACCAGCGAACCTCCCTCCCCCCGAACAATTGTGCGAGTTTTCAACACTGGCATGACAATGGCAACAACGGGAAACTCCACTAACTTTGGAGAACTGGAGGCAAGCCACAATCCCGAACAATTGTGCGTGTTTTAAAGTCCGAAGCCCGACTTCTTACCCCGATCACCCTCATTTGAAGCCTTTTTCTACGCCCCTCATAGAAAAAACCGAGTTAATCCCGAACATTTACTGGACTGTATTATCCTCTACTATCAGAATAGGCTCTTTCTCTTCTGGCGTTACATCCTTCATCCGTTCCTGTGCAATCTTCATAAAATCGCCAAGTTTCTCTAACAATTGTTCACGATTCATATTATCAATATTTTCGTGCTGAACATGGCTTTTGTTCACCAGTAGTCCAGTGGCCTTTAATCTTAGCTCTTCAGCCCGAATTGCATCCCCGAATTTGTTGAGTGATAATGCTTTATCCCGAATGTGCTGTAGATCCCGAACAGATTTAGCCACAGTGACCCCGAATTTACTTTCTAGATCCTGTCGCATCTCTTCGAGGCGTTCTTGGATGATAGGTCTATTTAAAAGCCTTACGGCATCAACTGTTGGATTGGCGTACCCACAAGCTCTCGCTGATGCAGTTTGTGTCATATCTTTATGCACATAGTTATCAAGGAAGTCTTGTTGTTGTTTTGTTATTCTTCTGTTGTTGCCATGTGTTGACTTTTCTCCGAACTTTGGCATCCGAACAATTCTCCTACTTTGTTGCCTCCCAAAAAACATAGACTATGAACTGCTGTAAATCAAGTGGGTTGATTAGGTGGTGTGGTGGGGTTAGTACACCCCACACCATACCCCTGTAAGGGGTGTAGTACACTGTAGTAAATAGTTTGTTTAAAATCAATAACTTACAGCAAAAACTTAACTATAGTATGCCCTAAACTGTACAACTGTAGTAACCGAACAATTCCCTTATAAATAAGGTGTTTGCGAACTACAGTGTGCCGAACTACAGTGTACTGTAGTTTGTAGTTGTAGTTCATCCGAACAATTTATCGGGTTTTATGGCAAAAAAAGACCCCAGTAAGATATGGATAAAAACTTACTGGGGTTGAGTTGTACCTTTAATAAAGGTATGGAGAAAACCATGATTATGATGTTTTAGGATACCACCATTTACCTTTTCTGTCACCAAGTTTATCTGGAGCATAGTTTTTTATCACAGTTTCATTATTAGTAGCATGATCCCGAGCCTTTTCCAAGAACGATAAGCTAAGTCCGAAATCACGATAGCCTTCATCAATCGTATGATAATAAAAGCTTGATGGTCTACGAATGGAATCATAATTCATCTGATAGGTCATAAATGGTTTATCTTCTGAATAGTATTGCATACCAATATATATACGATCATATAGACCATTATCAACACCCTCGTAATGATCTAGTGATTCGATACACCGATCCGTAAGATGCCACATACCTACAGGTATAGCGTTGCCCTTTTCATATTCTATGTCAGCGACCCCACGAAAGACTAGCTTATAATCTGGCAGATAGAATCCACCCATAGGAATAGCATCTGGGCAACGAGATGACATCTGGCTAACATTTAAGTTAGAACCATACGCCAAGTATAATGTATGATGTTTTTGCATAATGCCCTCCTTTTTGCTAAAATTGAATTACCTTTTCGATAGTTTTATTTTTAATTGGCTTCTAGATCTCGGCATGCAACTGTTTTAATCTAGTAACTTAGCTTACCCTTATATTAGCCTTTGTAAGTACCAATAACAATGAATATATATGCAATCATTACATATGTCAAGTAATTATTAACTGTTGACAAACTATTTATTATATGGTATTATATGGTATAAATAATAATGGAGAAAAAAATGAAAGCACATGACTTTTTGAAAAATTATCTTGAAGATCTTGAATACTTAGCATCTTGTGGCTTAGATTCAATTAATCATTCAACAAATGGAACACCAGTATTTAAAAACAAACAAGAGTTTGAAAAATACATTTCAACTTTAAAAAAATGTATAGGTGTCGAGGATCACGAATATTGGGATACAGAAAGTCCAGATTGGAGAAAAGATATAAAAGCTGAAAATGAATATTGGGAAAAGAAAGAAAATAAATAATTGACGTTCTATTTACTATATGGTAATTTATGGTATAAATAATAATAAGGAGAAAAATAATGAAAGGATATAATTCAGTTTGTCATTTACCCTCTTTTTCAATTGATCATCCAGAAGAAGATCCAATGTATGAAGATGGGTATTGGAGTGTACACAAAGTACGAGCCAGAATAAAAGAAGTATTCAATGATCTGGAATCAATGAATGATAAAGAACTTATGAAAGCATTAGAATTTGATGACACAGTATCTGAACCATTAAATATAATAGGAGAAAACTAATGAGTAACGTACATAACGATATAATAAGAGATAGCCTTCATAATGAACTTATGAGTGATAGAGTTGAGGATTTGATTGACTATGTGAGGGATTCAAATCCAAAAGATTATGCAATACTTGAAAAGATTATTTGCAAAGCTATCGTACACAAAATGGAAAACATGGGAGATTAATGATGATTAGTGATGAAAAGTTAAATAATTTATTAACAGAGGAAGTTATGGATTATTGGATAGGATACGAACACAAACAAGCTAGGATAAATCTTAGGGATGAATGTAAGTATGACCCAAAATTATTAAAAAGTGTGTTAGATCATTGGGAGAGTAGATAATGATTAGTACAAACAAACTAACAACGATTTATAACTTATGGGGTGAGAGGGAGCAACTTCACCCCTTAGAATGTGCCGAAGCTATGGTTTATGACGCTAGACTAAGCGAAAAGCAAAAGAGTTGGATACATAGATTTATAAAAATTTGGCAATATGCTGACTTAAAAGAATACGAACTAAAAGATTTGTTCGACTTTACTTATAGAGGTCGAGATTATCATTACGATATGTATCATTTGATAGAAGATGAAGAATATTATATTCAGCAATCCATATGGAAAGATATTAATAATAGAAGTATGTTTTTGTATAAAGTCATTGCCAGAGAGATTGATGGCGATTGGCACACTAACTTACTTGATGCTATGCGTGAAGTTATTAAACTAAAGAAAAGGTTAGACTAATGAGTAAATTTGATACAGTTTGTGCATTAAGCTTTACATTTCTACATGACATCAAAAAGCCTAATGACATTAGGAACGTAGATAAGATTAAAGATGCGATTTTAGATAAAGTTAGAGATATGACTGATGAAGAAATTATATACCAAATTGATTTTGGCGAAACAGTTTATAATACATAGAATGGAAATATTCTTTGGCATAATATTATTCTTGGCAGTGACTTTTTTAGTCACTGCTTTAGTTTACATTTTTTTTGAGTAAAACACGAACAATTGTTTGGTGCCTCCTAAAAAATTAAATTCCTAAAATTAATTGAGATTGTACAGATTCGCCAGAATCATACCTTTTTGTATCGCCCTTTGGATAAGGCATAACCCGATAATTAATGCACTTAGTCAGTAGCTTCTTATCTTTCTTATTCCCGATTATAAAGATGTATCTATGCTTTTGTGGTCGTTCTACCACTTCATATTTATCTGGATTGTTCTGTCTTTCTTCTAGTGTTGATTGCTCTGTTATCGTCTTAGAATGCAGATTAGAACCCCGAATCCTCCATTCTGTTCGCTTTGCACTCATACCTGTGTAAATAAAGTTTGTAGCTTGATAAACGTAGCCTACATGACCCTTACTCGTATCGGCATACGAAACAACGATCTTAGGCTTTTCTAGTAGCTTTAATGATTGTGATATAAGATAAGATGATTGATTCCTGTGATTGTCTTGCAAGCACAAACGATTTAACTCTATAACCTTATCCTTATGTTCTTCTCCACAAACCCCGATACAAAGGCTATGAGATGGTGGAATACCATAAGTAACAACCCCGATAAGTGTTGATTCAAAAAATAAACCAAACGCATCTGTTATATTTGGGATACGCTTGGCATAATGTTTTTCTAATAACCAATTATAGGTTTCTTTAGATTTTATGGGTAAGACTTTTAATCCCACATATGTTCTCCTTCTAGGATCAAAGCATTACCGACTAATGGCATATTAGCCATAGCACTTGCGATTGTGTTGCCTTTGAACCCATAGATCAAACCTTCCTCATTAACGAGTATCTGCTTAATTTCCTCACCTTTATCATAAAGTTTAGGAGAATGAACCATTTGCACATAACCCCCGACTATATCTTGTGCTTCATCTAAGCTAGGCTTGTGGTCTAAATCCCAATGAACTGTATAAATGACAGTTTCATCATCTTTCTTTTTCTTTAATTCATCTTTAAATTCAGATGCTTTTACAACTATATTAGTAAGTTTTGAGATCATTTATCTACTCCCTTTATATTTCCAACCAAAAAAATTTGGCTTTGATATAGGTTTTAATTTAAATTCTTCTTCTAAACTTTTTCCAGAAACATAGTAATTTTCACTTAACTTGGATAAATCACCGATTAAATGTTCGTATCCACCTTCATAATGTTTTTTATTTTCCTCACAGATATATTTAAATAATTCTTTATATCTGCCATTATGAATAGGTGTAGCTAATCGATTCCAAAACTCAAATGGTTTCTTAGGCCAATAAGCTCTTAAATTTTCCATGATGTGATTTCTATTCATCATCAACCTCCATTTCATTAATAATACTTGGTCTACGTAGTGGATGTGGCAAAACATACTCAAATGATTTCCAACAACTACCTTCTACATATTCATCTTTGTGCAGTAATTTTGAAGCCATTTCGCATTGTGCTTCTGTTTCAAAACTAAAAACAGCTAATGTGCTATATAAAATAATTTGTTTACCAATTACAGCTCCTTCATATATCATTATTACCTCCTGTTCGCTAATGTGTAATCATTACATAATAACACAGGAAAAAATATAATCAATACTTAATTGACATTATCTCTTGCAGTTGTGGGTATGTACTCACCTCTACTTAATGAACCACCTTCAACACCCAACCAAACCCTTCTGCCTTGTCCAGATAGATTATACTTGGCAATTCTGCCACTTCTTTGCAGATGCTGACAATAAGTATTAAGAGTAGATTGCTCCAGATTACGCAATACTTCAGGAGCATCTGGTTCTTCAAGCCGAACAATTATAGAGTTTGTATCGCCCATTTGTGTCAAAGCTCTGCCTTCCTCCTCACATTCACGAATCCAATTGTATAGCCTATCTACACGCATATCCATTTCAGAACCCGAATGTATTGACGATAATTGTTCGGATTTATCCTCTAGTAATCCTGTAAACATATCCCGAATGAAGTGCTTTATACCCCGATCAGCTGGGCCATTGGACTTCACAACTGCACCATCAAAGAACCTATTTCTATGGTATTCTAGGTTCATAGTGTCTGCCATTTTCTTACCGACTTTAGGACTTACACCCCATACTGCATAGGCAAAACGAACACCATCAACCAACGCTGACGTACCCCGAATAAGATTTCTTGCTTCTTCTGGTGTCTTTGGTGGCTCTGTGTCCTTGACTTTAGCCATATGATGACACAACAGGACTGTAGCACCTGTTTCCGAAGCAACTTTAGCCATTAAACTCATCAGAGCAGCCCCTGCTGCGGGGTCTGCATTAACATCAGCATGAACAAAAGAAGCTAATGGATCAAATATAATGAGCTTCAGGTTTTTAATCTGCAATAATTGTTCGTAATATTTATCGAACTCTTCTCCACTATGATAACTCTTGTCCGAACCTTGTTGCATAATAGGAAACACCCCACCATAATTAGGTAAAGGCACGATCTTCATATCATGTTCATAGTTAAACCTATCGCCCGAAGGATCAAGCCTAGTTACCCTTCTGTGTATTTCAGCTTCATCATCCTCTGCTGTAAAGATTACAGTATTCCCAAACTCATTAACAACACCACCGAAAGATGTTTGCATAGGTTTCCCCGAAGCTATCTTCATAGCTAGATCTAATGTCATCATACCTTTACCAGAATCACCCGCAGCTGCGAATAAAGCAGGCACTCCCAGAGGCATGATGTTACCAATCAAGAACTTTTGTTCGGGTGCATTGTGGTCAAAACGAGATACTAATAGCGAATCATCCAGTAGATTGACAGACTTCTGTGCCTTATGTGAAGCGTCATTTAAGAACTCCCGAACATTAAAGTTTTCTGATATGGCATCAAAAGCATCCCACTTCTCAGGTTTCCCGATTGGTGGCGTTAGCATAGTTACCGATTTAGCGTTAGCTTGCAAAGACAACTGTTGTACAAGCTCTGCAACCCTCTTTCCCGATTTGTCATGGTCAGGCCATATAATAACTTCTTTGCCATTGAGAGGCGAAAAATCGTAGTTAGGAGCTGAATTTTTAGATAACATCCCCGCCCCACCCATATGACAGGTAGCAGTAAACCCCATTTGGTTAAGAGCATCTGCACACTTTTCACCTTCTACCCATATGATACGATCAGATGAAATGATGTTCGGTATGTTATATAAAGGTCTAATCTCTGGCATTTTTGGTGTCGGATTGTTAGGTACATACTGCCTAAACTCCTTTTTAGGCTTACCATGTGTATCTGTTATGATGTCACCATTAGCATCACGAACATTATATCTCCGAACAATTGCTATAGTTTCGCCATCAGCAGACAAATAAGTATGCTCACCATCATGGGGTGTATTGATGTCATATCGCTGTGTAAGTGCCTGATTAAATGGATTTGTTGGTGTATACCTCTCCGAATCCCGAACAATTACCTTATCCTCCCCTAGATATTGAGAGAAGTAATCCTTAACTTCTGGTAAGGTCATACCCCGACCCTCCATCATAATCTTTACAATACCACCTACACCTTCACCTCCATTAAAGTCTGTGCCTTGCATGAAGTGTGGGCCGGGTGTTATGTCTATTTTTAATGAACTTCCCTCTTCACCCCGAAGTGAACCCAACATAAATTGGGTGCCTCTGATTTTACCATTCGGGTAAGTTTGTTTTAAAACATCTACCTGTACTGAAACAGGAACGCTTTCACTAATTTTATTGACTAATTCTGTAGGTGTAATCCCATATTTAGTCTTGTCAAATGATAGAACACGCATTATATTGTACCTTGTAACCTTTTTTACTTCATTGGGGTGATAACTCTTGCCTGTGTTGTCACCCTTTTTTATTGCCAACAAGTGTTTTGATATTCACACCATTTACAAGTCATGTAATCCCTAGTGTGTGCTATTCTCGGTAACATACTAGAAGATTGTACTGACATAATAATATCAGCTGCTCGATCACTCATTTTTTGAGCTAAGTATTTATCGAACTTAACAAGCTCATAGTATATCTCACTTGTGTTTTTGTTTACCACTGTAAATAGAGCTGGGTTCTCTGTTAGCTCCATATAAGCCTGATAGACAGCCACTTGAGCTGCATATGTAGCATTTGTTTTAGCCATTCCATTTCTGCAAAACTCCCTAAATTTCTTATCATTTGCACTCTTACACTCCCATAACATAGGATATTTAAGATCAACAGAACCCGAACTACCACATATGACACCATCAATGTGCCCTCTGATTTTACCATCAGCTATCGAAAATCCAAATTGTTCGCCATTTTTATCCTCCGTTCTTAAATCAAATCCACTCTGTCTTAACCAATCTGCCATTTGATCCTCTATTGAATGACCAAATTGAAATATCCTAAGTGTTTGTGCTGAAAAATCTCTCTCTTCATCTATGTCTACTCCCATAAACCTGTATTGTATTTTTCTTGCACACTCTTCACCTAAAGAAGAACCACCTAAGTAATCTCTTCTTTTCTTTTGTTTATTAGCATTAACAATAGCTTTATCTACTGCCAATTCTATTTGATTAATCTCCTTAGAAGGGTATCCCTGCTGATGGAGACTTACGACCTGTCCAACTTTCATATACTTCTTCTAACTCCTTAATTTGCTCGACATTTGCCCCATACTTTATATTACCAGATTCTTGTATGGTGTAAATCAAAGCCATAACTTCAACAGCAGTTAGGTCTTTTAATTGTTTTTCCCAACCGATATTTTTACAGGCTGAAGCAAAACTTTTTATAGCATTTAAAGTTGGGCCGCCTTCTTCATATTCTATTTTTTCCATTAGTGATACGTAACCTTCTTATGATTGTCTTGCACAGCTTCATGCAAGATCGTGACTTCCATTTTAAGATCTTTGTTAATATAGACATTTGCATGACCATAAACGCAAACCCCACCCATTTCTGTTTCAAACTTTTTAATAACGTCATCAACATATTTATTAAGATTATCTTTATCCACTTCCAACATAGTACAATTACGCTTTAGTTGATGTTCCCTAATACATTGATTTTTTTTCTGTTCATAAGGATTATATAGTCCGATAATCATATTAACCATTACATTATTTTTCATGTATTTCTCCTGCGATTGCTGAATATCCACAGATGTCAACCCATGAATCTTTTTTGGTTTCGTGCATTAATCTAGACATTTTTACTGCTATCATGCAAAGAATAACTTGCCTAACTGTTACTTCTTTTTCAAATATAACAGACCACATATCAGCTATTCTCTTATGATTGACATAAGCATCACCATAATCTTTCGCCCTGTCACCATTAACAAGTTGTTCGGCTTCCTTTAAAATATCTTCTCGCTTTGTCATATTAGATCCCATTTACTTTAACCATATTATCTATGTCAGATTTATTCCACAAATAATTTAGCCAACAAGTTCCTTTATATTTATTCCAAGATAGATCAAAGAAATTTACATTCATGCCATATTTATTAAGTTGATTGATTTGCTTTTCAGATAACCCATGATTTAGCCATCTTTTTGATTTGTTAGCTGCACTTGACGTTTCTATCTGACGTAGAAAATCATCAGCAGATGCCATACTTTGCTTTTTAGTTCCTATAGCTACAGTTCTTAATCTATCATTTCTTTTCTTAACTATTGCCATAGATGTATCGCCCATAGTAGCAATCAAACCAAATCCTTCAAATCCAGATGCCATCATCATATTACCATTACCTACCATATCAACCCAACGAAAAGGTGAGTTCTGCATAATATCTATTTCTGTCATCTCAAAATAAGATAGAGATTCATCACTTTTTTCAGCGTTAAATACATGACCACACATAGGGCATTCTTTTGTATTTAAAGGTAAAACAGAATGACATTTAGGGCAGTTCTTAGTAAGAGCTTCACTATCTCCATTCTTTTCCGTGCCATCTAAATTAATAGTTTCGTCTACAGAACCATGTATAAGTATGCTTGTTCCAAAATCTAAAACTACACAATCTTTTTTAATAATATTTGGATAGATCTCTGGATCTATTGTTCTAAGACCTCTACCGATCATTTGCACCATTGTAGATTTATATGAACATGGTCTTGTGAGAACGATACAGGATACAGGTGGAGCATCAAAACCCTCTGTCAATACAGCTACATTAACAACAACCTGTATATCTCCAAATTCTAGTTCATGTAGAATATCCTTACGATCTTCTTTTGAAGTTTCTGATGTAACCATATTGGCTTTTATGCCCCTTGTTACAAACTCATGTAAAACATCTTGTGCATGAACGATTGTAGAGCAAAAAACAACTGTCTTTCTATCTTTTGCTTTATCCATCCATTCTTCTACAATTTTTTCATTAATGACTTTCTTATTCATAATGCTCTCTACTTGAGACATATCAAAGTCATCAACTGTTATTCTTACGTCAGATAGCTCTTGCTGAACACCTACATCAATTACAAAGGCTTTTACAGGAACCAAAAACCCTTCACGAATAAGTGTTGCTACCTCTATCTGGTGACAACAATTATCGAATATATCTCTCAAACCCTTTTTATCACCACGATTAGGTGTAGCAGTAAACCCTACAATCTCTGATTCGGGATTATCTAATCTAACTTTTTCTATAACTTTACGATACGTTCTTGCAACTGCATGATGACTTTCATCAATCACCAACATATCGATAGGATGTAATTTGTTAAGATTGTTATCCCTAGATAGTGTTTGCACCATTGAAAAGATGACATTACCATCCCAATCTTTGACAGTTCCATCTACAATAGACGTTTTAATCTTAGGATTAACTCTAAGAAACTTAGTATTATTCTGTGCAACTAATTCATCTCTATGTTGCAATATTAAAACATTTTTATTCTTTTTAAATCTCTCTCCTACTAAAGCTGACAACATAATTGTTTTGCCAGCCCCTGTAGGTGCAACGACAATAGTATTCTTATACTTGTCTAATGCTTGAGATGCTGATGATACAGCCACCTCTTGATATGGTCTTAACATCATTTGTAACCTCTTTATTCTGGTGAGGAGGTTTAGGGCACCACCCCTCCTCTCGGTGGCTTAGCAGGATCAAAGGTGTCCTTGCCCTTGCTATTTCGCCCAATCAGGAACATTATTACCTTGCATAGGACTTGGAGCCGACACACTTGCCTGTGTGTTATTTTGTGGCTGACTTGGTGCAGACACACTTCCACCAGCGATAGCACCACGAGCTATAAAATCCTTACTTTCAAAAGTAATTGGGTATTTCAATACATTTTTATCTGCATATCCATTTGTTCCCTCTTGTACTCCTATTTTGGCACAAAACTCTAATCCATTCAAATCTTCAACACCTGATAGATTTCTTTTTGCCATAGCACTATCATCCATATCAGATGGTTTAAGATCATTAGCACTATCAACAATACCTTTAATTGTTCTCATACCAATCTCTTGAGCATAAGGAACATTCCTTTCACTCATTTTATCACCATCAACAAAAATCTTATCCCAAAACTTTTGTTTGTCATATTGACCACCAATGATAGTATATTCTATTTCAAGCCATTTTGCTTTTGTACTAGCACTTGATTTAAACCATTGACCTTTACCGAACTGTGGTAATTCAAGATGACCACCTTGAAGTTTTAAAATTACACGACAGACAGTATTATCAGGAATTAATTCAAATTCTCTTCTACCATCATCTTTTACATCATTTAAATTAAGCATTGTTAACCTCTTCTTTCTTAACTTCTGATTTAGGATCTACAAAATCTAACTTTCTTTCTTGTACAGATCCACCATTTAATTTTTTAAGTAAGTTACCCAAGTGTGGTTGTTCAAGTAAATCTAATCTACCTGATCTATCCTTGGCTGGGTATCCCCACTCATTTAGTGTTTGACAAACAAACGCACGATAGGTCTTTTCATTACCTGTCATAATAGCCATAGTAATAACTTCATCTACTATGCCCGGTAATTCTCTGCCTGTTTTAGACCCCTCGATTTGCAACTCGTAAATAGTTCTGGAATAATCATCTATTCTTTCATCCAGAATACCTACAAAGATTACATTCTTATCTCTTATGTGCTGAAGGTGAGTCAACCAACTCATCATTTCCCTTCCGTGCATTCCATAAGCAGCTCTGGTATCAAGCTTACCTGATCTTTCTGATTTACATTCAGGTTGCTGAATACAATGTTGAAAGCACAATCGACCTGCCACAGTAATACTATCGACAAAAATCGTATCATACTTTGTTAATATACCATTTGGTTTACCAAATTGCTGAACAACATGATCATAATGTGCTTGGCTATAGGCATGATCTTCAGCTAATGAAGGATTGGCACCCCCTAGATAACAGGCAAAATCCCTACATTCTACCCATGTTCTAGGTCTGATAACATCAATAGGCCAACCTTCAATAGCTGCATCCCCTGCCTCCAAGTCCATAAACAATGTTTTTTCTGAATCTAAGGTTCGAGCAAGTGTGGTTTTACCCACACCACTTTTACCCATGATTACAATTTTATGTCCTCTTTTTTCGGACATTCTTTCTTCAGCAGAAACTATTTGTAACCCCATAATTACTCCTCCCTATCTATAATAACACCACTTGTTTCAACAGTTCTTGCTCTTCTGAACACATCTTGCAATTCTGGTGGTGCTTCTTTAAAACGACTTTCTGCAATCGTTAAAGTTTTTTTAATGTAATGACTTGCAAGATCATCCCTTATTTCATTTGAGATACGATCTAATTCATCTGTATCCCAAGTGACTCTTTTTTTAAGAACGACTTTAGTTTTACAATTATCTTTTGTAACACTTGTTGTTCCATAATCTTTACCTTCATTAAAAAGATTTTGTTTTGCATCATCATAAACAACACTTACAAGATAGTCATTAAGACCCTTCAAGTGAAACTTAATCAGATCCATTTTTGATTTAAGCTCTTCTCTTTCTTTAAATAAATCAGAAAGAGACTTTGATTCCTGTTGCGAATCATCACAAAAGAAACTCTTTGAGTATGAACTATAATATGACATGATTGCCCCTTGAGTTAAATTAATTAAGCTAATACCAAACAATATGGTACTAAATGGTATATATGTCAAGAGAAAAATATTATTTTTTTTTGCTAAGATAAATATCTATATTAAATACAGCCTTCATAAGCTTCTTTTTTAGTTTAAATTCAGGGGTTTCAAAGCCTTTTGCATCTTCAACTACTTCTACATAATATTCATCATTAGTTATAGTATGGTTTGATTCTTTTTTATATCTAAAGTCTGCAACGTATCTACATATTTTTACGTCATTAACAACAATATCATATGGAACCTGTAATTCTAAATCTCTTATGAACATAGCTTTTTCCATAGCTTTTAGTTGACCATATCGTTCTGCTTCCCATTTAGAATCAAACTTAATATTATCAACAATTGTTTTCTTAGATCCATATTTAGACCTTGACGAAAAGAACTTGGTATTATATGGTAGTTTTGATTTCATTTATGGGAAGGATACATTAATGCCAGATATAAGTAAATACAGAAGTATAGCTTTACCTTTAGACACTTATAATAAATTGTCAAAGATTTGTCAGGAAGAACATAGGGGTATGGGAAAACAAATGACTAAATTTATAGATGATTATTACAAAACGATATTTAAAGAAGAAGAGGAAACTAAAAACGAACTAACTTCTAAAGGAGTTGGCTCTTTATAATAGGCCTGCACTACCTAACCCACCCAACAAAGTATTAGCTACAGATGGATCTTTAGATGCTCTATCTCTTAATGAATCTTCTTGAGCTTTTTTTCTAATTCTTTCAATCAATCCTAATGGCTCTGTTCGTGTGGGTGCTACAGGTGGTGGTGATTGTATTAAATCAAACATATCCATTAAACTCATGTCAGAAGTAGGATCTGGTCTTGGAATATCAATATCAACATCTGTTCCTAAATCTGTGCCAGCTCCTAATCTTGGTATAACTTGCTCTGTAGTCTTTCTAGTAGTGCTTAAACCTTGTCTAGATATTTCATCATTAATGGCAGTGTTAAGAGCCATAGATTTACTTTCAGCAGTTTTTTTACCTAAAGCTTCTTGAACATCTAAATATTTTGTTAAATTTTCTTTATTTGCTAAAAATTTTGACGTAAAGAAAAATCTTGTTAATTTAGCAAAATTCTTAATTGGATTTATACTTATATTAGCTGCAGCTATTGCACCTTCTTTTGTAAAATCATTTAGGAAGATTAAATCTTCAGCTAACTCATTTAATCCTTTTTGTCCTTTTTCTCCTAATATCTCTTTTATGATACCATTTTTTTGATACCTTTTTACTTGTTCAGAAAAAGCTCTAGCAGCAGATGTATCAGAAAAAATAGTATCATCAATAGGCTCTAGTATTCTCTCCATTGTTCTTTGCTTAATATCATTAAAAGCATCAGATCCTTCACCAAAAAAGTCTTTTACAGCTTTTATCTCACTTCTTGTAATACTAGGACTACTTAATAAATCTACAGCTTCTTCAGCAGTAATTCCAGTTGAGTTAGGATCTCTTAATTTTTGTAAAACTTTAGATTTAAAAGCTTGTGTGGCATCAATATTTGCTTGATTAAGATTTTTAAAAGTTTGAACAATGTTATCTGAAGGACTTAATTTTATAATATTTTTTAAAATATCATCATCAAGTTTATTTAATCCATTAAAAGCAATAGCTTTAGATAACCTATCAACAGCATCAAAATTATTACCAAATAAAGCTTTAGCTGTGGCATTTCCTTGTTTATCTAACCTTGTTATTTGATTACGAAAAATTGTTCCATTAAATTTTCCATATTCACCTCTAGATTTTGAAAGTGCATCATCTAAAAAAGTCCTTGCTAACATAGATCTTAAACCTTCAGCATCATCAGGTTTTACAGCTTCTAAAACTGCTGTTATTCTTCTTGGAGAATTTTTTTTAACAATTTGGTCATAAAATCTATCTATACTAAATTTTTCTCCTTGTTCAGAAGCTGCTCTTCTTACGTTATTAATTAATCCAAATTCCTCTAATTCTTCAAATTTTTTAAGACCAGTTCGATAATGATCCATTGCTTCTTTTCTTTTTTTAATAGCTTCTTTAAAAATTGGTTCAGAAGTTTTTTTCATTCCTTTAATAGGAACTAATTCACCAGCATCTATCAAATCATCCATAGCTTGACGAAACATTTGTAATTCATTTCGTGTTGTAGGCCCTGCGGTAAAGTCGAACAATTCATCATTAATACTTTTTCTTGCTCTTGCTAATTTATAAAAAGATGTTTGATCTCCAAGATTACGAACAATTGCAACAATTCTTTTAGTTTGATCTTTTAAAACATCAGTAGTTCCAAATTGATCTTCTAAATCTTTTATTAAATTTTTTAGAGGTGTTGTATCAAATACTTCTAATTGACCACCAACAACATCCTTACCCCCTATTTTAAAAGTTCCATCCACTTTAGCTAATAGTTCATCTATGGTTCTAAAAGCTGTAGCTGAATCCTCTGAGAAACTTTCAAAAGCACTAGTAATACTTCTTAATGCAGATTCATTTACATCCACACCTTCTTTAATACTTGTTTCAAGAATATCAATACTATCATCTATAGCTTTCAAAGTTGCATCTTGAGCCGATTTTTGTATAGAAAAAATTTTATCTAATTTGTTATTAGCTACATTACTAATATTTTCAGCTGCTTCCTCTAAACTTTTACCCCCACCAAATTCATCAATTAATCTCTTTTTTTCATTTAAAGAAAAATTTACATTTTTTTCTAATCTTGCTTGAGATTTTGCTACTGTTTCAGCTACTTTCTGTGGATAAGATATAAATTGTGGGGCACCAACAGCTTCAAAACTAGGTAATCCCTCTTTATCTATTATTCTTCTTCCTATAGCGACTTTTTTAGAACCTATTTCATCTGTTGGTTTAGTAACTTTGCCTAAAGCTCCTTTACCTAAACCTAATATACCACGACCAGCTCTTACTACTAAATCACCTATTACGCTTCCACCAGCACCTATTGCTCCTTCTATAGCAACATCTTTAGCTACTTCTTTTCCTGTTTGTGTTTGTATACCAAGTAAAGATTCTATACCTTCTTCAATAGCCTGACCTAAAGCAGAACCACCACCACCTCCTAAAGCAGCCCCACCAATTGTGCCAGCCCCCGGTATGAATGAACCTGCTGTTCCACCAGCGATAGCACCTGCCGTACCCAATATCGCTTCAGGTAGAATACCAGCTAAATCTGCCACATCACCAAAAGAAAATCCTTTATCCTCTATAACTAGATTTTTACCTATAGGATCCATTCCTCTTTTTCTTTGACCTTCTTCTGTCAAAGCTAATCTACCTTTACTATCGGTAGTAAATCCTTCCTTACCTACAAGCTTTGTTAATATAGCTTCCTTATCGCCTTGTGTTTCTCCAAAAGACAACATAGCTCTAAGTCCACTACCAGCACCTGTTTCGTAATCAAAATCAGCATCTTGGTCTTTTTCTTCTTTTTCTTTAACTATATCTTCTAAAGATTGACCGGGTTTATAGCCTTGAAAAGCTGTTGCTGTTAGTAAATCACTTATATCATCTGGTTTTTCTTCTAAAGCTTTTAAAATTTGTAATTCTGCTTTATCACTTAAATTACCAGATTCAAGTCTTTTTAATAATTGTAATTCTTGTTGTTCGTTCATATGTCTAGACCATATTTTTTTCTAAGACGTATTCGTTCCTCTTGCTCTTCAGGACTTAATGTTCCAAAGCTTCCATATAATGTTTTGGTTACATTTCTTTTCTGAAACCTATCTAACATTTCTAAACCAGCGAATATTTGTCTCTCTTTCTTTACAATTATATCATTAAAAAGTTGATTTACTTTTTCTACTAAAAGATCAGGATTATTAAAAATGGTTCTATCTCCAACAATATCTGCAACAAGTTTACGATCAGCATCAGATATAGTTTTACCAGCTTCTCCTAATATTGCTTTAGCATTTTGAGCTTGTAATTTTCTCAAAAATAATTGTAATTTTTCTGTTGGATTTGCTCCTTTTGATACATCAATACCAAAAGCACCCGCTAAAGATTCTGCTTTATCTAAAGCAAATCTAAATACAGTTGCATCTTTAGCTAAACCTAAACCCTCTGCAAATTTACCTTTTGCTTTTTGAAGATCTTGTAAAGCGAGAGCAAAAGCCTTATATTGCTCTACACCATCTCCAACCATTATTGGAGTGCCATCAGGATTTGTATTTACATTAGGATCATAAACACGAATATTAAATAATGAAGAACCTGCTTCATCATCACTTCCTATTAAATTAATATCTCTAGGATTTTTAGTTAAATAAAGGTCAGCAGCTTCTTTAGTTTCCATAGATTTACTTAAAACATCACGAAAATCACTAGCAGGTAGTAAAGCATAGTTATTACTAAATTGTGGATCACTTTGAAGTTGTGCTAATTGACCATTTGAAAATGTCATCAGCCTACCATTACCATAATTATTTATGTAAGCAGATGTAGTCAAACCACCTTTTCCATCTGTGGGTACGACAAAATATTCTTTTGTTTCATTTAATTTTTTAGAAGCTGCTGCTGCTGTGGCTGCATCTTTTGCTTGAGCTTGCATGGCATATTTACCTGCAGCTATCATATTAGCCTTTGCTTCTTTTTGTGCCTCTTTTAATTCAGGCATAGCTTTCTGGGCAGATTCCCCTACTGCACCTAGTATCTTACCTACATTAAACCCTTTACCCGCTCTGTTTTGCATTAGACCAAGACCTAGAGCCATAAGAAAATTACTTTTATCAGGTTTACCTGATATATCTACACCTGTAGCCTTTGCAAATTCTTTTTTATAAAAATCTAAATCTCTTGCTCCTCCAGTAACACCAGAACTTTTAGTTTGTTGACCACTAGAATTTAAAAACTCTTTCATGGCACCAATAAAACCATCATTTACAGCTTTTTGCACATTTTCTGGAGTTGGAACAGTTCCTTGCAAAAGTGCTTCTTCTTTTGCTCTAAAATCTTCTTTTTCTTTTCCGAACAATTGTTCTTCTACTTGTGCTTCTTTTAACAAAGATTCTTCTGCTGATGCTTTTTCTTCGGTGGGTGTTGGTGGTCTAC